TCTCCTCCCAAGCTGCTTCAGCTTCCTTGCCAATGCGCCCATTATACGGACACGGCGTGCCTGCCATCTTCATGGCGTCGAACACACGCTCGTCCTGACACAGCAGCGAGACGGCAGCCACGCGCATACCCATGTCGTACATGGTCTTTGACAGCTTCAGGGCTTCGCAGTTCTTGTCGCGGATTGTCTTGCCACCAGAGATACCGACAATCTGCGTCTGGACCGCGCCTGATACGCCAGTCGTGCAGAGGTCTTGGCTGTAGCTCATCATCGACGGGGCGATGGCGCTGGGAGGGGGCGACTTGATGTTCTGGTCAATGACCTGCCGGTTCACGATCTCGCTGTAGCTGGTGGACTTGCTGTCGCTGACATTGACGTTGTTGTTCTGGTTGATGTTGGTGTTCTCAGACACCGAGCGGCTGTCGTTCTGATTGATGTTGGTGTTCAGGTTCGACGAGGTGCTCTCGCTCTGGTTGATGTTCACGTTCCGGTTGTCGGAGGTGCTGGTGCTCGACGACACGTTGGTGTTGAGGTTGGTGTTATTCGAGGTGCTGGTCGAGAAGTTGGTGTTCAGGTTCGTGTTGCTCGACGTGCTGGTGTTCTCGTTCACATTCCGATTGAGGTTATTGCTGTTGATCGTGCTGGCACTGTTGCTGTTCACCGTCTGGTTGACGGTGCTGCTCGACACGTCGGTGTTGAAATTGTTGTTGGTGGCAGTGCTGGTCGAGGTGTTCTGGTTGACGTTCGTCGCCGTGCCAGACTGCACGTTGTAGTTGGTATTCGTGTTCGTCGAGGTGCTGGTGCTCGTCGAAGCATTGTTATTGTTGTTCGTGTTCGTCGAGGTGCTGGTGCTCGTCGAGGTGTTGTTATTGTTGTTGGTATTGGTGGACGTGCTGTTCGTCGTAGTGTCGTAGACGTAGTTCGTCGTCTGGGCATAAGCCAGGGACGGGATCAAGAGCGCTATGAGAGCAGCACGCCACCGAGTCATCAATCATCCTTAATTGGCAGCACCTTGCGATAGCTGCCCGTTGGCTTGCGTATAAACCTTGCGGATGATGCCGTCCGATACACGGTGGGGCAGTTCCGCCAGGGCCGCGAGGATCGTATTCACCTCTTGGACGTTCAGCGTCAGCGTCACATCCGGCGGCGTCTGGTTGTCTACGTCAAACTTATCGAGTTCCGGGTTCATTCAAGTTCTCCTTAGGCGTGGATGGAAACAGGGGGGTTAGGGGGCAGGGGTAGGTGTAGGGGCCGGGGTATCCCACGGGAAGTCGCCTTCCGGCACGTCCACGACAGGGTCCTTCTGCAAAGCAATCTGCTTCATGATCTGGGCGTCAACGTGGTCCTTGTACTGACCGACGACGACAGCCTGAATCCAACCCAGCACGTCGGCTTCGGTCAGGTCTTCGTAGGGGATGAAGGTTGCCGGATCAACGGACGAGAGCGGGAAGGGCGTAGCGCCGTTAAAGGTGCCGCTGTCGCCGTCTTCGTCCGTGCCGGTGCAGGTCCAAGTGGACTGCACGACGACGTTGTCGAGGCTACCGTCGGTGGTCTTCTTCAGGGACGTGATCGCCCAAGTGTAGGTCAGTGCCATGGATGCGTACTCCTATTGCAGTGCTGCTTTGAGGTCATTTACCTCAGATTTGAGTTCCTTGATAGCCTCTATGAGAAGCGGGACAAGCCGCGAGTAATCGACCGTTAGGTAATCCTCGCCGCTCTTTGAGACAATCGTGCCGTCTTCCAGCGTCTCAAAGTCCACGGGCGCGAGGGAAACGGCTTCCGGCAGCACGGCCTGCACCTGCTGCGCGGATACACCAACTTGCTGTTTGTCATTGGTATAACCCAGCGAACGGGCGAGATCGTTCTCGACGTAGAGGAAGCCCTCCAGCGACGACACCTTGTCCAGCGCGTTGTCGATTACGCCCGTCTTGGTCTTGAGACGCTCATCCGAGTAGTAAGCAGTGACGTTACCAGCGGCAGCAATGTCCGCGTCTGTGTAGAACGACTTAGCATTGTAGACACGGACCCAAGTCGTGTCGAACATGTATAGGCCACCACCGTAAGTCTGGTTGTACCAGCCGGTGTTTCCGTACGAGCGGAACCAGTTGTAGGAATAGATGGTGTCGTTAACAGTGACAGTAGATAGAGATGAGCCGCCGTTCGGGTTAACGTAATAGCCCGTATCGTTGGCATCGTAATAGACGGTAGCGTACAGATCGCCAGCGCTACGGGAAGACCCATACACCGCGAGTGCGTACCAAGAGTTGAAGGTGGATGCGTCGCCGTTGCGCGTGCGGAAAGATAGGCCATTACCGCCGCCACTGTAGGGAGCGTTAAACTGAAGGCCATAACCGCCTGCCGGGAGCGCCACGAAAGGTCCGGTGTAGGGGGCGTTATTGCTATACGTGAAGCTGCTGATCGCACTGAAGGTATACGCATTCGCGTCGATGCCGGGGGAGCCGGGCCAGCCGGGGTAGCAGACTACGTTAGACGCTTGGAGCGTGTTGAAGACGGAATTGCTAGCGGGATCGACGTAGTACGCGGTATTGTCCCGGTCGTACATATTCGGCGCTTGGAACGTACTCAGGAAAAGAATGCCCCCAGACGGCGCATTCAGGTACATATTGTACGCATCGGTCATGCCAAATGCGGAGCTACGTCCGCTGGTAGTCGATGAGAATGTGATAGTCGGTACGCTGTCGTTCAGCGTTAGCCCGCGCAAAACCGATGTGCTGGCAGGGTCGAGGTAGTAGGCCGTGTTGTTGATGTCATAGATAATCGGGGTCTGCATGTAGCTGTCGTTGCGCCACGACCCGTCATCTTCGCACCACGACCCCCAGCCGCCTGCCTGCGTCAGGAAGCCAATACGGTCGCTGTTGTTGTGGATGACCCGCTGGCCGTTGTCGCCATCACCCATGTAGATGTAGCTGGAGTTGGCTGCCTGACCAATAAATAGGTTACCGGCAAGAACCGCATCGCCCGACGGGTCAACGTAATAGGCGCTGTTGTTGTTGTCGATAAAGGTGTTTCCGTAGACGTTACCTGCCCTGAAGGTAGCATACGCAGAACAGTCGCCGTTCATGACGTTAAATATGCCGTCAGCGCCTAGGGCAAGCTGCATTGCCACGCGCCCACCCCAGTGGAACCCTAAACGGGGGGCGTTATTGAAAGACGTAGTTTGGCTGCCGCCGAACGAGCGCTCGCGCACTTCAATCGCAGCGTCATAATACGCCGCGCTGTCTATGATGCTCGCAACATCAATGTTAGCGAGCGTCGAGTTGGTTGCTGGATTGACGTAGTAGTAGGTGTTGTCGCTGTCGTAGAAGATCGGGGCGCGCAGGCTGCTACCAGCTTGCAGGCTGTTGTTGACGTAGACGTTACCAGCGCCGAGCGGGTCGGCGCTGTTGCTGATCGACATGATCTGCGTCGTGTAGGAGGTTTCATTGTAGAAACGCATCCCACCGTAGCTGCTCTCCGCCATGAACTTCATGCCGGTGTAAAAACCGATACGGAGGTCAGGGTACGGGGAGGCCCACGCCCCGGCTTCGCGAGTGATCGCGTAGTGCTCGTTGCGGTCGTTTGAGAAGTAGACACCAAAGCGGTGGTCTTCATTAACGGCTGCGATGTTAGTTAGGTAGTAGCTCCGCGTCTCCCAGAGGATTGAGGTGGTGTTGGGGTCGCAATAGTACGAGGTGTTATCGGCATCGTACAGGATGGTCCCGTAAATCGTCTTGCCGCTGGAGCTACCCGCGTTCCGCCCGTAGACGACCGGCGTCAGCCAGCCGGAGTAGTTATCATTGTTCCACTGCGTCTTGTAGGCGAGGTCGCCCGTGTGGGACGCAAAAAGCTGGAACGAGTGGTTGGTGGTACGCCAACTCAGCACCGCGCCGTAGGTATACACGCCTGACGGGTAGTTCGTGAAGCCACCGGCACCGAAGTTGTTGAACTGCGAGACAACGAACTGGCCCGTAGTATCGGTCAGTGACTGCCAGTTGGAAACGGGGTCCGTGCTGGAAACCGAACCAACGTAGTAGTTGTCGATGCGCGGCTGGAGCAGAAGCCTGTTCAGGTTTGAGGTGCTAGCGGGATCGACGTAATAGCCGGTGTTGTCGCTGTCGTAAAAGATCGGCGCACGCATATCCCCAAGAGACACGACGGCACCATTGTCTTGCACGTAGAACAGGACCGTGGCCGTACCGCTGACATTCTTGGCAACGCCGTAGCGCCAGCCCGTGTTGTCAGAACCAAAATCTTGACGCAGTGAGTAGGGTGAACCGGTTGCTGGAACAATCTGGCCCCCGCCACCCGCAGACGTGGGATATAGCCCGAAGGTAACGCTATTCAGCGCAGACGCACCGGCTGGATTGACGTAGTAGGCGGTGTTGTCGCTGTCGTAGAAGATCGGAGCGCGGACATCACTAACGCCGTAGAACCGGGTCGCCGCGACAGTGTAGCTACCTCCGAAGAGGTACTGACCGCCATCCCAGTAAAGATACTTGTCGTTTGCATCTACGAAATAGTAGACCCCGGTGCTGCCATTAGAGCGCCGCGAAACGAAGTCCCCGTTTACGGTGACGGCAGAGCCGCCGGGGAAGCCGACCGCCCCGGTGAACGTACCCCCGGAGATCGGCATGTAGTTGCCCGGAGTGAAGTTGCCGGAGTTCCAGATCGGGTAGTAGCTGCCGCCCACCTGAATGTAGGCGTCACTCGCGCTGCCCGCGCCGAGGATGATCTGGCCTGACGCGCCGCCACGGATGAACTTGGTGCTGTCACCGAAGTTGATCTGGCCCAAGACGCTGGTGCCAGCCGGGTCGAGGTAGTAGCCGGTGTTGTCACTGTCGACAAAGATCGGGGCGCGCAGTGAGTTAGATGCCTGAACAACGCCCGACGGATAGACGTACAGCGCGGCGGTATTGTAGTCCGAACCGACCCAGTAGTAGTCAAGGGTATTTCCACCACCAAGTGCGCCGAAGCCGCCCCGATAGGTTCCAGCCGATCCGTAGAACAGTAACCCATTAGACCAGCCACCGCTATCGCCTCTGATCTGGACACTGCCTGAACTGCTGCTAAGCGTGATATTCCGACTACCAAGGATTGAGACAGTCCCGCCAAGGACGGACCCGCTGGCTGGGTTGACGTAGTAGCTGGTGTCATTGCTATCATAGAAGATCGGAGCGCGGACATCGCCGGTCGCGGCAAACGAGCCGCTGTTGTTCAGTGTCGCCCTGACGCCAAGCGTATTGTCAGAGCCGTTCTCAGCCCCGAAATACATGGTGTCACCGGCATAGACGATAGCGCCGTGCTGCCCCGTACCGCCGCCAAACGCGATGCCGGGGGCTGAGAAGCCCGTGCTGCTCTCGGTAATAGTCCCAACGCCTACGCCCGCACCAATGCTTGACGGGTCAATGGTTACGTTGTTGAACAAAGCCCCGCCGAGAAGCGATGTGCTGGCGGGATCAAGGTAATACGCCGTGTTGTTATTGTCGTAGAAGATAGGCGCGCGAACGCTGAAAGTCGATATTAGGCTTCCGGCGGTGTCTATCCGGAGAAGCTCGTTGTCCGGGCTGCTGGTCCAAAGGAACTGAGCTTGATTGGGGCTTGCTTGGTAAGCCCTGAAGATCATCCCCCAGTTGCCGTCGGAGTAGATTGAGCCTGCCGCGTAGGTTCCGCCGCCGCCGATAGTGACCGACTGCGAGGCGCGGATGCTACCGGTTACGTCCAATTTCACGCCCGGCGACGGCGTACCCACGCCGACGTTGCCGCCGGAAGGCTGCAAGATGATCGGCCATGTGCTGGTAGTGTACCCGCCGTTGTCCTGCTTGCCTTGCAGCCACATGCCGTATGATCCGGAGGCATAGCCCCCGATAGCAAGCATCTGCGTGGTGTTAACACGAAACTCAGCGACACCGCTCGCAGCGTTAAGCGTAGGGTCGCCCGCAGAGCCAGATGCGCTAAACTTTACCGAGGGGCTGCTAACTCCAACACCAAACCCAGTAGCGGTCAAGCGAGCGCCCTCGCCGCCGTTAGCAGCGAGGACTAGGTCAGCCCCTGTGTTGCGGGCATAAACCCCTGCGCCGCCGTAACTGCCGTTGCCGTTGAAAAAGATGCCGCCGTTCTGGTAGACGAACATATCCGAGCGGAAGTAGCTGTTCCCAGCAACATCCAGCTTTGCCCCAGGCGACGGCGTACCCACGCCGACATTTCCGCTGGCATCGTAGTTTACCGACTTCTCAGCCGGATAAGTGATGAAGACGTCCTTGGTACCCGATGAGAAGTTGACCAGGGAACCAGCATTGCTCGATGCCAGCACGGTGTCGCGACTGAGCGTAGGTCCAGTGGACGAGTAAGTCCCAATGCCGACCTCCCACTGGGAGGCAGCGTTGATCGTGTAGTAGGTGGTGTTACCGTTACCGACGACCGAGAAGTTCTGGTAACCCGTCGGGGCTGTCCCGCTAAGCGTGATCGTGCCCGTACCCGTGGTGGTCGTGGTATCGCGGACGCGATCAGCGAGAACTAGGGCCATTACATAAGGTTCCGCAGCTTATAGGTGGTCGTCAGGTAGACGTCGGTCACGCTGTCGATGAGGTTGGCCACAGCCCGGTTGCCCTTGCAGATTTTCTCGTGGTTCTTCTCGATCCACTGAGCATCCTCGACGAGGATCATCAAGATGTCCTCAGCCTTGGTCTTGGGGGCCGGAATGGTACCCACCAACTCAAACGCGCCCTGGTAGGCTTCTACCAGCTTATCAATCGCGTCAATCACGCCATCGTAGAACTCGCCCAGCGCCACATGCCGCGCATAGCCACCCACACCCTCGGCACGCCAGTGCTCGAAGTGGGCCACGTTACGGGCATAAAAGACGCGGGCGATGAGCTCTTCGATCATTACGCGATCCGGATGATGGCGGTCGTGTTGGTAGCCGACGGGAAGATGATGGTGAAGTCACCGTCCGTCGAGGTCTTGTCCGAGCCGAAGTCCAGCACAGCCACAGCAGCGTTCGTCAGCGTGGTGTTCGCATTCGAGTTAGCCGACGGGGTGCTGTTATAGATCAGCGCGCCGCGAGCCGTGATCGTCGCGTTGGCGAAGGTCAGGTCCGAGAAATCGGTGAAGCCCGTGCCGGTCGAGGCGTTATTGTTCGAGGTCACCACGCCAAGGTTCACCAGCGAGCCACCACCAGCGGTGTAGTTGGTGCCCGACGACGACACTTCGTTCGAAGTGGTATAGGCAGTGGTGTTGGCGTCCAGCGAAGCCGACGAGGTGTACAGCGCCAGCTTGAAGGTGTCGCCACCGGTAGCGCGGAAATCGTGCACGGCCAGCATAAGCTCGGCCTTGAAGCTGGTGCACATTGCTTGTGTGATTGCCATTGCGGCCTCCTTATGCGTCGAGGATCGGGATCAACTCTGGGTGCCCCGCCTGTTTGAATTTATTGACCAGAGTTACGTTATGCGAGCGCACTGCTTCGTGCAGGTAGTGCACAAGAACGCCCCGGATGTTTTCACGGAACGCCTCGGCCTGCTCGCGGATCGCCGGATGCGCATTGCTTCCGACGTAGATGATTTTGTCGAGGGCACGCTCAGCGATTTCCTCAGGCGTGAAACCACGCCCTTCGGTCGCCATGACCATGACATTCCCGACGTCGTTAAGGCTCGTAAACATATTACCTCACCGGATAGCGGACTTGGCCGCTGCGGTACATATCCTGGCGGTTCTTGCCATCGCCCAGCTGCTTGAGCATCGCCATCGCTTCATCGTACCGCTTCTGATACTCAGCTATGACATCAGGCTCACCCTTCATAAAGGTATAAGCCTCCAACAGCGAGCCATAAAGCAGCGCGCTGTCGAAGTTGTCACCGAGCCATGAGGTGCCTGCAGTCACGATGGACTGCGGGTAGTAGAAGTAGTGAAGCTCAACTTCGTAGTCGTCATCCGGGGTGGGACCAAGGATGTACGAGTTCTCATCGAAGTAGGCGTAGCAGTAGGGCAGCCCTTGGTCGCTCGGGTTGGGGTACGCCTGCCGGATGAAGTTCACATCCTTGTTGAGCAGGTACTCGTAGTTTCCATCCCCATCAACGACAGCTAGGGAGAAGTTAGCGAGCCAGTCCGAAGGCACCGAGAGGTACTTGTTTCCAGCCGTACAGTTGCCGGTGACGTTCTTGCGCAGGTCCAGAAGCTGGACCGTGTTGAAGATACGCTGCTCGGCCTGCTGGATGAACGTATCGACCTGTTCCTTAGACGTAAGGGTAACCGTCCCCGTCCCCGCAGAATCAGTCCACGAGGTGTTGGGGAAGTCGTTTTCAACGTATCCCTTGATCGTCTCGAACAGCTGCGCGTAGTTCATCGCATCACTAGCCTTCAGCTAACGGGCTTAGCCCATCTTCTTGCTATGACCGTAGCCGCGAGTGGTGTTCTTGCAGCCGCGCGTGCGCTCAGTCTGAGTGTTGGCGATCTTGTTCGGATAGCCGTTGTTGCCAAGGTCGGCCTGCGTGTAGACCTTAGGTTGCTTATAGTCAGCCATTCTTGTTGACCTTCCCCATGTCCTTAGTGGGCTTCTTGCCCGACTTCTGGTTGGCGATCTTCGCCAGGTTACGACCCAGCTTCTTCATCTGTTCGTTGGTCTTACCACCCTTGGCCATAACTTACTCCTCCGTCTGCACGGTAACAGTTCCTACTGCACCATTGGCTATTAGCACATTTACAAGCCCCGACAAACCCAGAGGATCATTGAGGCCAACGGGGTTCCATCCCCACTGGATCACACGGCTACCTCCTGACGGTGTGCCGTAAGCCAGCACGTTAGTGCCCGGCACCTCGCCGTGGATTTCTTCCTTCAGGCCGGTAAGACCGGCTTGGTAATACGTCGTGTCCGGACGTGGATTGCGGATGGCCTGCGGGTCATCAA